ATATTATTCTTCTGCTAGGAGTCGGGTGATCTGCTCGGTAATTTTGATCATCGCCCCTCGTTCGATCTTGGAGATCGTCTGCTTGGCGACACCTGCTTTTCGGGCAATCTCATCCTGGGTATATCCTCTATGGTCCTCGGGTAATGCTCTGAGCATTTGCCGGAGACGGGCATCGGTTGCCATCTTACGGATGGAGTTGGATGGTCTATTCGACATCTAGGTAATCCCTTTGGTCTTTTGAAAGTTCCTGATCGGGTAAGAGCCTACCTTTTCTTGTACGCTTTACTGGTTCTGACCGAGGGATATGGGTTCTGTACTTTCTGCCATCCTCATCCAAAGCGATTTGATTTTTCGTCATTGGATTAGTGATACCTAAAGCTGAAAAATCTTTAGACTCATCCACAGTCACCCACTCGGTTATAAAATGTTCAGGAATGCCATGCTCGGAGATATGGGAATCGCTTGGATCGATTTCATGGCCTTCCCGAGAGATGTGTATGATCTTGTACCCAATCTTGTACAAGTCTGCCCACCGCTTGATCGCCCATGCCTCGTTGGGGAATCGGATATCATCGAATACAACGAGGCGTTTACCGAGGTAAGGCTCGGCCATCCGCTTGGCCGCATCGACCCATATGTTTGGATAAATGGATTCCCTGCCCCACTCTGTGCCGAGTGTCTGTAACATGTTACGGGTAGTAATACCTTCAGGGAATCCTGGTATCGGTTCTTCCTTTCGATCCAGCCAAGCGGGATGGGGAAGGACGACCTTGAGCATCTCCTTGATCGGTGTGGCGAATGACAGGGTCACTCCACCAAGGGATCGTGCATAGGTCGATTTCCCCACTCCTTTAGGACCGCATAATCCTATCAGTAATGTCCTCATTCAGTTAATCCAGCGCCTCCCATAATCGCACAAAAGAATGCGATGATTACCCATATCCATGCCCCTATCGCCAGGAGCATAAATCCTGTATACGCCAACCATTCCACCAGTTGTTTCATTCTTCGATTTCGTAAGTTTGAAGAATCCATTTGTATAAATTCATACATCCATCTAGATGCATTTTTCCTATATTTCTTATTTCAGAAAACGCTTGTTCAGGTGTTTTAAAACTCCTTACAAATTTTATAAAATCCCAAACAGAAACAACATACTGTCCGCACATTTTGCATTTTTTCCCATTACGGAAATAAAGATGCCGATAAATATTGTTTGTTACTTTCGCAGGAACACGCCAACGAGATCCGTCACTCATTGTTACGCAACAATCTTCAAAAGTTTTAAAAGGGATCTTTTTTAGTTGTTTCTTCGTCATATCAGTAATGTGTTTTAATTTCCCCCTCGGCGGCCAAGGGTAGACCAGGGTAGCTTTGAGGTTCCTCGGTTAGTATTTTGATTAAAAGATCAAGTGCCGCCTGTCCTTCGTTCTCTCCAACCTCTAGGGTTACAGAGTCATGTACATGGAGACAGACCGGCAGACCGGCATCTTCGATGCGAATAAGCGCGTCTGCAAAGATGGATCGGGCTGTTGCCTGTACGATGTTTTGAAACAGCCTCGCCCCGTAGAGTTTTACCGGTTCATATCCTCGGGTGGTCGAGGCATAGAGTTCTCCATTCTGCTCGTAGGCATTGAAGTATCGAACGGGTAAACCACAGCGTGTTTCAAATGTAATACATTCAGGAGTCTCCTTCATCCACTCACGAAATTGGTCCTCCATTTTGGACCATGCCAGCATGACATCGGGGTTCTGCGCTCGGTATAAAAGAACCTGCTTTTTAGCCTCTGCTTCGGTCATATTCACACCGAATGATTTTGCTACTTCTAGAAACTTCGTTGCTCCACACCCATAGCCCAGCCCGAGCAGTCTAGCCTTGCATAGTTTCCTCATCTCGGGGGCAAGCTCGGCCATTGGTTCATCCTCATTGTAGAGTTTGGATGCCCTCCCATGTGCTTCATAAATATCGATCCCTCCACGCACTAAGCCGAGGAAGTCTGCATCGCCTACTAGGTAAGCAATTACCCGAGGCTCAATCTGCGAGAGGTCGGCCGATACAATCACCCTACCCTGTGGAGCTTCCAAGCATCTACGGGCAGAAGTGTCTGCCACCTCATCGTTAGGAATAGCCTGAAAGTTTATTACTCCTCCACCGCTCCATCGCTTGGTATGGGGAGCGCCACAATATTTTAAACGAGTGGGTACTCGGCGGTCTGCCCGTTGACCCATGATTAATTTCTGATAGGTTTGCAGGGCGAGGTTTGCCTGTCTCCACTCGGTTGTCTTTCTATCTGATTCTTCGAGGATCTTTTCTGCCTTATCTATAAACTGCTGGCAGAGTGGACCATTGATCGCCAAACCTCTGTTTGCGATCCTTCGGGTAAGTGCAGAAAGTGTTCTCTCTTTCCTTGAAAATCCAACATCCAGTTCCTGATATACACGGAGACAGGCTCGACTATCTTCTAAAGCGTAATTGATAAAATTAGAGTTCGCCTGAATATCTTCAACGGATAATCCTGCCATCTGCTCACGGGCATCCTTAGATAATTCCTCGTTAAATAGTTCTTTAACTACACCGGCCAGGGAGCGTGGAAGCTGGTGGTACGATGCCATATCGGCTGTGCATATCCACTCGGTAGGCATAAACTCGGGCATCTGCCCTCGATAGATAGCGGCCCTTGCGCAGACGCTATCAAACTCAGCATTATGGGAGATTAAAGTATGGCCGTTTAAGCGGTCCACCGGCAACCTCTGTGGCTCCCCTACCCATTCAAATCCATCCTCTGCTACGATAGATACGAGGGTGACTCGGAAGTCGGGATGCTTCACATATCGGTCGAGGCCGATCTTTGCGACTGAGTATTGCTTGGTCCAGTAGGTTTCTAGATCAAAGGCTACGAGCATGGGAACATATCCATTTGAGTGAGCGATAATCTTTTTTCGATTAACTCACAGTATTTCGGGTTTAATTCGCACAGAATAGCATCACGCTGTAATTCGTTCGCAACTTCTGCTGTTGTTCCACTCCCACCAAACGGATCAAGAACAACTCCACCCTGTGGGCATCCAGCCTTAATGCATGGACGAATGAGTTTCTTTGGGTAAGTAGCAAAGTGAGCCTCGGGGTAAGGTCTAGTATTTACTGTCCAAACGGATCGCTTGTTAGCTAATCCATCAGCACCAAAAACTCTATCCCCTTCGCTAAAACGATCTCCTTTAGGGTAATCCGCATTGTATCCTTCCCGATTCTTATTACGAGATTGTGGTTCAGTCTTGGCTTTCTCCTTCACCGCCTCATGGTCATAATAATACTTTGAGGACTTACTAAGTAAGAAGATGTATTCGTGAGCTTTGGTGCATCGATCTGTAACAGACTCAGGCATCGGGTTTGGCTTGTGCCAAATAATATCTTGCCTCAAATACCAACCATCCGCTTGTAATGCGAAAGCGACTCGCCAAGGTATTCCGACAAGGTCTTTAGGCTTTAATAAATCATCGGTAAAAGGTTTGGTCACATACTCCAAGTGCCTTTCTCCATTGTCCTTAAGATTACCCGCTGGCCCTTTACCGCTACCAGCATAACTATCCCCGAGGTTAAGCCAAAGCGTACCATCCTTGGTAAGCACCCTCTTAACCTCTGAAAAGACCTTTACCATATTAGCCACATATTCTTCGGGTGTTTCTTCGAGTCCTAGTTGGCTGTCTTTACGAGTTGCTCCACACTTTGGGCATTCTGTTTTATAAATACCATCACCGATTGCTCCTTCTAAATTCTTTTGCCCCGTGGAGCAGGAATCTGAATGTTTACTATCTCGTTTATGAGAACAATTAGGATTACCACCTTGCCATTCTGCTGTGCCATAATCTCTAAGCCCCCAATACGGAGGGGAGGTCACGCAACAGTTTACAGATTCGTCCTCTAAAGTTTTTAACGAATCTATGCAGTTTCCTTGTAATATTTTATAATTCATACCACTTCCCGAAATAAAGTTTCTGCTGATAGGATCGCATTTTCGAGAGTCGGATATTCCGTCTCGGGGAGATCCCTATCAATCTGTAGCCTCCAGGTATGTCCATCCTCCTGTTCGACTAAGGTTATATCTGCCTGTCTATTTCCCGCCTTCACAATTACTTTTGATCCACGGGGCATACCTAATCCCATCTTATATTCAGTCTTCATTTTCTTCCTCCTGTTCTTCGCAGTTTTTATGCTCGTGCTTATCTTCGAGGTCGCATTCCTCTCCGCAATGTACGCAGAGAAATCGCAACGGGTAGCTCGCCCATCCTAGAAACTCACTCATTGATTTTCCTCCATCTTCTTCAATTTCTGTCTACCCTCCCACTCCTCGCTTGGGAGCATTCGAGGGATATCTGTTCTGTATTTCCTGCCCTTCGAGTCATACGCTAACTGGCACTTGCTGAATGCCCTGTGCATACCCTCAACAGCTTCCTCTCTCGTAAGGTAAGGAGTTTGTATTTGCTTTCGCTCCAAGCTCCCTTCCCTCCAGCAACGAGGGCCAAGGACATTCCTAAGCTCTAGCTTCTCGGATCGTAGTTCTTCAGGCTCCGCCATATTTCGCATACTCCCTTAAATACCTTCCACGCATCCCG